GAAGTGCCATTTTATTAATTGTAGAATATTGTTTAACGCATTAAACGTAACGTAAATATGGGAAAAATTTCAGCTGTCGGCATTAAGAAGATTTTTTATGCTGACATTTCCGCAATCAAGAATGACCTTACCGCAGCAAGTGCAAGTACAATCATCAAGGCTGCCAAGACGGCTAAGAATGAGGTAATGAACGTGCATGGTGAAACATGGAACATTGAGGAGAGCGAGGCTTCTGTTACTCCATACAAGAACCAGCTCACGGGTCAAGCATATCGCTATGACACCACTCAAGGAGAGATTACCCCTCAGTTCTCAATCGGTCAGTATGACTACGCTGCCAAAGCTGCTCTTATGGGCGGTGAAGTCATCAAGAAGGGCGGTGCAGGCTCAGACAAGGATGACATCGTTGGTTGGAAGCGAGCTACTGACAAGGTTGTTATCAAGAAGGCTCTGTTCTGTCTGACTGAGGACGATGTATGGTTCATCTTCCCTAACTGTCAGATTGTAGCACGTGAGGCAAACACCGACAAGGCTATCGCTATTGCAGTCAAGGGTCTTGTTCAGGCTCCTACTGTTGATGGCGTGTCACCAGAGTATAACTTTGACGAGTCAGAGGTAAAGGCTTTGGCATAAGGTAAGGTTTCAGGATAACATCGGGGTGGAACGTGGCGAAAGACCACCTCCACCCCTTTTTTATTTTCAGTATGAGTAAAGCAAGTAAATTAGTATCAGATGCAATCTTAGGCAATGACTATGCGATTGTATACGTGAATAATCAAGCATACGCTATTCAGCCTCCTACTATTAAGCGGTTGGCAGGTGCAATTTCGTGTATCAGTGAAATAAATCTATCAGAGGGTAGCTCAATAAAAGAGATGCTCCTATCTGCAAAGGATAGTGAAGCATACGCAAAGGCTCTCTCGTGGCTTATGGCAGGCGATTTATCCAAGACCAAGGAATTATGCAATGGAACTCTTGAGGAGGTCGTAGATGCGCTTGCAGCAGGTTTTGACCTTATCGGCATAGCCCCTTTCTTGAAAGCTGTCAGTTTGACGAAGAACGCAAGCCTACTGGCAGCAACACCGAAGTAGTCGGAAATAAGACCCTTTTGGGACAAATAGCGTCATTCATGGATAGCTTGCATCTGACGTATGACGAAGTAGTTAATCAAATTCCTTATCGCAATCTCATTATTATGCAGAAAGACAAGCAACATGAGGCTTTCGGTGACGTGGTGAAGAAAATCAGCGGTAAGGAACTCGCAAACAGAAGAAGAAAGTAGATATGGCAGAATTGAAATTCCGTGTACAAGCGGACTATGAAAAGGTTCAGCGGTTACGAGACGAGATAACGAAGTTAAAGCAGGAGATTAAAGGTATAGATGCTATTCAAGACCCTACATCCTTTAATAAGCTGAATAGTAAATTACAACAGACTTCTAAGGAATTAGGGAATGTCACTGGTAAGATTGCCGAAGCATCCGCTGCAATGGAAACAGACTTTAAGCAGAAGATATTTGCAGTTTCGCAGGGTGTCAATGACTTTACAGAGAAGATTATTGCTCAGAAAGGAGTAGTTAGGGACGTTGCCGCTGATGTTAAGCGTTTGGGCGATGCTTATCGTGAGTCTGTTAAGTCGTCTCCTTTGACATCTGATGCCAAACTTGCAGAGTGGAAAGCAGCCAAAAAGGCTCTTGATGAAGAAAAGGCATCATTATTTGCTCTCACACAAGAGCAGGCAACGGCAAGGCTATCAGTAAAGAAACTCCGTGACGAATACGCATTGTTACGGCAGGAAGGTGGCGGAACAGCAGAAACCATGAATATGCTTACTGGTAAGCTCAAGCAGATGAGCGGTATGCTTCTTGGCGGTATGGGGTTAAAAGAACTCGCAAGCAGAATTATATCCGTCCGTGCAGAGTTCGAGAGCATGGAAACATCCCTTAAAGTCCTATTGGGAGGTAATGAGGAACGTCTTAGCAATATTATGGGGCAAATTAAAGAATATGCCCTTGCATCGCCTCTGAATACGAAGGATATGGTCGGTGCGGTACAGATGATGACATCCTTTGGTATCGAGGCTGAGAAGTCTATCGACTACCTAAAGGCTATCGGTGATGTATCAATGGGTGATGCTGGTAAATTCAACTCCCTTGCGCTTGCTTTCTCACAGATGAGTAGTGCAGGAAAGTTGATGGGGCAAGACTTGCTAAAATGTGTGGCGTGATAGGTAGGAATACCTATTATAATTATCGGGTAAAATCGGTGAACCCTAAATTTACTGAAATCGGTCTTTGAAATGTTGTAGAAAATTAGTATCTTTGTACCAAGATATAAAACAGATGATAGATGCAAAAATATTACGTTTATATTTGGTACTTAAAGAGTTCTAAGGAAGTTTTCTATGTTGGAAAAGGTAGCGGAAATCGTGTAACAAGCATGAAAGACCGCAATAAACATTTTCGCAACATCAGAAGTAAATGCGAATGCGACTACGAAATCGTTAAATACTTTGATGATGAAGAAGAAGCATACGATTATGAGTTGAAACTTGGAACGGAGTATAAAGCCAAAGGTCAAGCGTGGTGCTCTTATGTTTTAGGCAAGACAGATAAGTTTGTGTCAAATGAAACGAAGAGGAAAATTGCTAAGACCTTAAAAGGTAATACTCCTTGGAACAAAGGTAAACACATATCCGAAGAACAAAAGGAAAAACTTAGATTAGCGCATTTAGGTAAAAGGCAATCAGAAGAGTCGAAGAAAAGAAGAAGTATTGCTTTAATGGGGCATAAAATGTCTAAATCTACTTGTAAAAAGATAGCATTGTCAAAAATGGGAGAAAAGAACCCTATGTATGGCAAAAAGCAATCAGAAGAAACCATAAGAAAAAGGATGGCGAAAATGATTGGGCATGAAGTTTCAGAAGAAACAAGAATGAAGATTGGCATTTCTAACGGCAAAAAGGTTGCTAAAATAGAAGTTGGGACAGATAAGATACTAATGGTCTACAATAGTGCGTCCGAAGCGGCACGACAAAACAATATGAAGAATGAAAGTATTTCTAAATGTTGCAGAGGCGAGCGCAAAACATCGGGCGGTTTCAAATGGCAATATCAGTAAACATGGCAATACCGAGCTAAGGCGCAAGATTGCGAAAGGCTTGCGAACAGTGTAACGCATAGAGGGTGAATAAATATAATCCCTCCACGAGTATCCGACACCCCACCGAGTAATCGAGGGTGAAAATGTATGCTGAACTTATAGGAAACTATAAGAACTATGGGATAAAAAGCCCGTAGGGTAACAAAATGGCAAATGGTCAATGCTGGATTCAACCCACTTGAGGAAATCGCTCGCAAAACGGGTAAATCTATCGGTGAACTCAAAAATGAGATGTCAAAAGGTGCTATCACATCCAAGATGGTACAGGATGCCTTTATCTCTGCCACAAGTGCAGGAGGTAAGTTCTATGGTATGGCATCAGAGGGCGCAAAGACCCTCAATGGTCAGATTTCAATGCTCCAAGAGTCCTTTGATAATATGTTCAATGAGATAGGCTCTAAGGGTGAGGGTGTTGTTATGAGTGCCGTACAAGCAGGTACTTACCTTGTCGAGAACTATGAGACGATAGGAAAGGTTTTAGAAGGGTTGATTATTGCATATGGGGTTTACAAGACCGCATTAATAGTCAATGCTGCTGTTACGGGAGGAATTAAGGCGGTGGAGAGTGCAAGCATTATCGTAAAAGGTTTACACACCGCAGCTACTTGGGCGCAGACGGCAGCACAGACAGCACTTAATACGGCAATGATGATGAACCCTTATGTAGCTGTTGGTGCTGCTTTGGTCGGATTGTGTGCTACTATATACACCTTCACAGATACCACTACAGCTGCATCGGAAGCGCAGAAGCGACTAAACGAAGCTAATGATGAAGTAGAGAAGTCCACTGCAAAAGAGATAACAAAGTTAGATGGACTTTGTGAGGTACTTGAAACCACCAAAAAGGGTTCTAAGGAGTGGAAAGATGCAAAGGATGCTATTATTTCTCAGTATGGGCAGTATGATAGTAAACTTGCAGCCGAGATTGACCGCACAGGAACGCTTACATCAAGCTACAACAGCCTTACAGAGGCTATCCGTAAAAGTATTGCAGCACGCCAATTAAAGCAGTTCTATGATAAGAGCGTAGACGAGACAGAGAAGCGCAATCAAGACCTAAGACATAATATGTATGAAACGCTTCGGAAAAAGTATGGTGCACAAACGACACGATTGTTAATGCAGAAACTTAGTAATGTGTCACGTGGAGATGAGAAATCACTGGATAACACTGTCTATTATTTCAAAAATGGCAAAAAGGTGAAAACAACTTATAGGGCATTGTTAGACGGTGTAGGGTCTGTGACGTACAAAGACCAATATGGAGGGTTAAACTCGTCCGGATATTCTGATATACTTATAACTCAGGCGAGGCAGGTTGGATTAAATAATAAAGCATTACGTGATAGTGCGCATCAATTTATGGACGAGAATGGCATCGACTATAAATATGGTGACGAAATTACGCTCGGCATTAAAGACCCTGAAAAGGATATCAATGTCAGCGGCAATTACAATAAAGCCGTAAGTACCGCAAGGGCATCCGTCCTCTCTGCAAGAAAAGAACTTGCACGATTGAAAAAAAGCGGCAAAGCAACTATCGAGCAGGTTCAGAAAGCACAAGAGGAACTTGATACGGCTAACGAAAGCTACAAGAAACTATCGGGGAGTTCGTTAGATAGCGAGGAGAAAGCATCTACAAAAAGTGCAAAGAGTGCCGAAAGTGCAGCTAAAAAGGCACAGAAAGAACGTGAAAAAGCAGCAAAAGCCGCAGAGAAAGCAGCCGAGCAGCAGAATGAAGCCAATGAGAAAGCCTTTGAGATTGAAACAAAAGCGAAACTTGAGAATAGGCGAAAAGCGGAGGATTTGGCAAACGAAACCGAGCAGGCAGAGATAAATATCCTCAAAGACGGCAACGAGAAGAAACTCAGACAGATAGAACTCAACCGCAAGAAAGAGCAAGAGGCTATCGACAGGGCATTTGAGGACATCAAGCAGCAACGTATCGAGCAAGCTAAGCAAAAGTGGGAGGCAAATCCTAATAACAAGGGCAAAAACTTCTACAATAGTTCCGAGTACGCTTATGCTTCATCTAATGACCGCTATACAGATGCAGAGTACAAGAATTATAATGCAAAAACAAAGGCAGCATGGAATAAGTATGATGAGGAAATTGCTAAACTCAAAAATGCAGAGATAGCATACGAGGATAGTCTTATCAAAGCCAATGAGTCTTATTTTGACAAGAAGACAGACCTTGTAAAGAAGTACTCAAAAGAGGTATCTGATATATATAAGGCTATCGCAGAAGCAGAGAAACGTGGCGATAAGGAGAAAGCAGATGCATTATACCGCACGCTGACAGAGGCGAGGGCAAACTATGGTAAGGAGCAAATGACACTTGCCTTTGAGCAGTTAAAGAAAGACCCTAACTATGTAGCGGCATTTGACGACTTGAAGGGGGCATCAACGGACACCCTAAACAGCCTTATCGGACGATTTAGCGAGGTTAAACAAGCAGCAGGAGAGGCTCTCAACCCCGAAGGAGTAAAGACATACTTTGACGCTATCAATGGAATGATTGATGAGCTTATCAGCCGTGACCCTATCGGAATGATAAAGAAACTCACCGATGAGTTAATCAAGCAGCAGGACGAGTTAAAAGCAGCCGAGAATAGACGAGATAGAGTAAAAGGCGGAGAGAAGATTGTCAAGAACATAGGCTACAATAAAGACCTTAAAAAGTGGGTATCTGAATATTGGGAATTAGCAGATGCAGAGGCGGACGTTGCTGCAAAAGGTCAGCAGGTAGCACAAACTACCCATAAGATTGAGAACGCACACAAGACCCTTACAAAGTCTATACAAGGCGTAGCTGATAAGATGGGCGAGTTAGGCGGTAAGATAGGAGGACAGACAGGAGAGATATTCTCTCTCTTTGGCTCTGTGATGACCTATTATCAAACTATCTCTGATGGCGTTACGGCAGTAGGTAAAGCTGGCTCAAGTGCAATGAAATCTATCGAGTCAGCAAGTGCTATCCTTGCAATTATCAGCGCAGCAATACAACTGATGCAGATGCTTAGCAGTATACTTCCCAATCAAGATAGCTTATACGAGAAAGCCGCCGCAAAGCAAGCGGAGATAAACAAACTCCGTGACTCTGTGAATGATTATCGTCTTGCGGTGATGAAAGCACGCCACGAGGAAAGTAATTGGTTCTCTGACAGTGGTCTGAAAGGTTTGCAAGATGCTTACGAGGAACATGGGCAAGTTGCTGAGTCTTATTACAAGAAACTCAATGAGGCGCAAGAGAAGTATATCGACAAATCTTCGGGTCTTAGAAAGGCTATGGTGCCTATCGTAGCAGGTATTACCGCCATTGCGGCTGTTGCGGCTGGTGTATTTACAGCAGGAACAGGAACAGCAGCTATCGGCGCTTTAGGGTCGGCTGTCATTGGTGCGTTGACTACTACGGCAGTAACGGCAACAGTAGCTACCGCAGCAGGTGTGGCAGTGGCAGGTCTTGCTGGTGCTATCGTAGGAAAGGCTATCGATTCTGCTGTCAGTTCTATCACATATAAGAATGGGCAAGTTGCAGCGAAAGATAACCTCCGCATTCAGACACAGCATAAGTCTTTTTGGCGAGGTCAGAAAACAGCTGACCTCAAAGAATGGGTAAAAGAGAAGTACGGCAAAGACCTATTCGGAGAAGACGACATGATTGATAAGGAACTCGCAAACGAGGTCTTAAAGAACTACGGACATAAGCTACAAGGCGAGGCAAAGGAGACATTGGAGAAACTCGTTGAACTTAGAGAGAAATACGATGAGTTCAATAAGTCTATCCATGAATACGTATCTAAGATGTACTCTCCTTTGGTGTCTGATATGACGGATGCCGTGTGGTCGTGGCTGAAAGACGGCAAAGACGCCCTTTCTGAGTTTAAGAACTCAGCATCAAAGACCTTTGCGGAGATTTCTAAGGATATGGTTAAACAGCTTCTTTTGAAGAATGTGTTTAGCAAGTATGAGGATAAGCTATCCAACCTTTACAAGGCTTATGCGATGAAGGCTATTAACGAGAACGACCTCGGGGCAGCATCAGCGAACCTTGCAGGAGAGATAGTGGATAGTATGAATAGCTATATACCAGTAGCGCAAAGTCTGTTAAAGCAGCTACAAGAGGGATTTGCGGCAAAAGGAATAGATATTACAAGAGAGGGTGACAGCTCGCAGACGGCAACCGCTAATGGAGTGACATCTATCACCTTTGAGCAGGCAAGTAATATCATTGCACTCACCACAGCAGGGAATATCTCACGTGACCAAATAAAGGATATTCTGACGTCTAAATTAAGCACAATGGACGCATCTATGCGAGGGGTTCAGATGTTAGCGGTAGAGCAAAAGTCTATTGCAGACGAACTGAGAACTATACAAGCGAACTCATATCTTGAGTTGCAGGGTATTCACGATGACACATCTGCAATGAATAAGACGCTCAAAACAATGAGTGGCGATATGTCAGAAATCAAACGAGAACTTAAAAAGATGTAATATGACAGAATTAATCATTAACGGCAAGGATGCCTTTACAGAATGGGGCATAAGAATGGGTGACGGCTTTCTCGATACCCTTAACGGATATTTCCCAATGAAAGAATATATTACCAACAATGACCGCACGCAAGATGGGGTTCAGTATGTTGGTACTCCTAAGGTCAACGAACGCAGTATTGTCCTAAACTTCACTATGGAAGGCAGGGATGCAGCAGATTTCAACACAAAGAACAAAGCCTTTTTAAAGGTTATGCGAAGGGGTGACGTGACGATACAAGTCCCTAATGACGGCACGGATGTTTATC